TGTTGCTGGTCTTGTAAAGGCAGCGTATGACCGTTACGTGGAGTTCGCTCTGCGTTCGCAGCCGCTTATGCGGTCGCTCGCGGACAAGCGCCCTGTCCAGCAGGCTATGCCTGGCTCGTCGGTCGTGTTCTCCATCTACAACGACCTGGCTACGGCCACGTCCACTCTCACTGAAACCACTGATCCGGATGCCGTTGCGCTGTCCGACATCAGCACGGTGTCGGTGACGCTCAATGAGTACGGCAACACCGTGCTGCAGACTCGCAAGTTGGGTGAGTTCGCTTTCAGCGACATCGACCCCGCTGTTGCGAACATTGTGGCGTTCAACATGGCTGACTCGCTGGATGCCGTGGTCAACACGGTTCTCGTGGGTGGCACGAATGTTGAGTACGGCACGGGTGGCGCTTCGACCCCGACCTCCACTGTGAGTGTTGCGGCTGAGGATGTCATCACTGCGGCTGACGTTCGCAAGGTTGTTGCGAAGTTGCGTGCGAACAAGGCTGTTCCTCGTGAGGGACAACTGTACGCGGCCTACGCACATCCGGAGGTCACGCACGACCTGCGGGCCGAGACTGGCAGCGGATCGTTCGACGACATCCGTAAGTACACCGAGGGCAACGTCGGCAACATCCTTGGTGGTGTCGTGGGTGTCATGCACGGTGCATACTTCGTGGAAACCCCGCGTGCGTTCACGGCGAACGATGGTGCTTCTAGCATCAAGGTGTACCGCACGATTGTTGCTGGCCAGCAGGCGCTCGCTGAGGCGACCGCTGTTGAGCCCGGCGTGGTCATCGGTCCCGTGGTCGATCGTCTGATGCGCTTCCGCCCGATCGGCTGGTACTCACTGCAGGGATGGGCCCGCTACCGCGAGCCCGCTCTGTACCGCATTGAGTCTTCTTCCTCAATCGCATAGCACGTCCGCTGAGGGGCCGGGGTTCACAAGACCCCGGCCCTTTGGCATCCCCCGCTTTTCTGTAAACCCCGGCTAAATAGGAGAACACGTGGCCGACAATCTCACCAACACTGCCGAGAACAAGATGCTTGATGCTCTTGTCGGCACCGCCTCCTACTCGGCTGACACGCCGATCAAGTTGGCCCTGGTGACCGCTAATGGCAACGATGCCACTGCGGGCACTGAGGTGTCTGGCGGATCGTATGCACGGCAGAACATCACCTTCTCTGCCGCATCAAGTGGCTCAATCAGCAACGACGCCGTAGAGACTTTCACCAACATGCCCACGTGCACTGTGGTGGGCATTGAACTGTGGGACTCCGCTGGCACGCCTTCGCGCCTCGCCTACGGCTCACTCACTGCCAGCAAGGCGCTCACTTCCGGCGACACCCTTGAGTTCGCTATCGGTTCGATTACCCTGTCCCTGTCCTGATGCGTGACATCACCAGCAGGGTAGTTGACCTGCTGGGTGTCGGCCTCACAAGCAGCGGGCAGGCAAGCCTCACTTCGGACACTGCCCTGTCTGCGGCTGGCACCCGGAAGGCTCTTGGTGCTGCGGGACTCACTGTTGAGTCCGATCTGCAGGCGTCGGCTAGGGCGACACTGTTTGTGTCGATCACCGCCGACTTCGATGCAGTGCTGGCTGGTTCGGCTAATGCCACGTTCCGCTCCCCCGCCTCAGCCCTGGCGGCTGAGTCTGCGGTCACAGCGGACGGTGCGGTGCTGTTCGGTGGCTCATCAGCCATGACGGCTGACAGTGCGGCTACTGCTACCGGCGTGCGTAAAGCACTAGGTGCGGCTGACCTGGCAAGCAACACCGGCTCAGTGTCAGCGGGTGTGCGTGTCACGTTCGCCACTGCCGCTCTCACGGGCGATGTGGCGGCCACGTTTACGACTGGCCAGCCAGTGAAGATCCGCTTCGGTGAGGCATCCCTTGAGGGCGACCTGGCCACCATGGAAGGCACTGCGTTCATTCGCAAGTTCGGCACGGCCAGCATGAGTGCTGAGGCCACCGCCTTTCAGGCCACTGCCTCGCCTGTATTCCGGCTGCGTATGGCTTCGGCTAAGCGGTCCATCACGGATGACTGGCTGCTCAAGCGTTACCCCATTGACGCTGGCCTGTCGCTGATCGTGAAGAACGGTGTGGTCACTGAGGTGGAGGTTCCGTCGCAGACGGAACTGGCTGAGGCTGACTACTACTTCTTGGGTGGCCGCAACAACCCGATCACCCCGGCGCAGCGGGCAACCCTGATTGCTGCAGGTTTCGGTTCCTACATTGAGGAAGACTAGATATGGCTTGCCGATCTGGCTGCCCCACGCAGGATCACCGCTCGTGGGCTGAGTGCGCTAAAGCATCGAACATCAGTGTGACTGCGGTGATCAACAGCCCGAAGCAGGGCATGTTTGAGCAGACGAAGCGGGAACTGTCCGCGTATCAGGCTCTTCGTAAGGATGGCATCCAGCCGGAGGGCACGACGATGGACAAGATCACGGCTGCACGTCAGGCAACTGAACGGCTTGGCCGTGCCTATAACGCGGAGAAAGATCCGCCTGCCCATCTGATTACCTCTAAGGCTGCTGCGGCTTACGTGAAGGCGGGTGACTCGTGAGCACGTTCACTGAAATGGTGGATCAGACGCTCCTGTACCTGTCTGGTTTCACGACGCTGCAGGATCAGTCCACGCATTTGACTGCGAACCTGACGAACAATGGCACGACCTTCGCGGTTGCTGACACGTCCGCTATTAGCCGGGGCATCATTGAGGTTGGCTCCGAGTTGATGTGGGTGGACTCGGTGGACACGCAGAACAATCTGGTGACTGTCGCGCCTTATGGGCGCGGCTACCGTGGCACCACCGCAGCGGCACACTCTTCTGGTGCCCGCGTGGTCACGTCACCGCTGTTCCCCAGGACTTTGATCAAGCAGGTGTTGAACGAGTCCATCAGGGCCGTGTACCCGGACCTGTTTGGGATCGGCTCCACAGAGATCACGTTCTCCCCTGCGATCCTCACCTACCCGCTGCCTGTGGGTGCGCAGCAGGTGATGGCTGCCTCGTGGCGCACTATCGGCCCCACTCGTGAGTGGATTCCACTGCGCCGCTGGCGCGTGGACAGGCAGGCTGCCCCGTCCGTGTTCACGTCCGGTGTGACTATCAGCGTGTACGACATGGTGGTGCCTGGCCGACCCATCAGGGTCGTGTTCTCTAAGCAGCCCACCACGATGACTAATGATTCTGATGACTATGTGACGGTCACTGGCCTACCGGCTTCTTCTGAGGATGTGATCCGCCTGGGGGCGGCTTACCGACTGGTGCCGTTCTTCGACACCCCGCACTTGTCGGGCATGTCCGCTGAGGCTGACTTCTCTTCCAACATGCGGCCCGTGGGTGGCTCTAGCCAACTGGGCCGCTACATGCTGCAGATGTATCAGATGCGTTTGCAGGAGGAAGTGAAGCGTTTGCAGGAACTTTACCCGATCCGTAGCCACTACACCCGCTGAGAGGCACGATGCCAAGAAGGTATTACTCAAGTACGGCTGCTAGGACAACTCTCTCTAGCGGCATCAACTCTAGTGTCACGTCGATCACTGTGGCTTCTACGTCAGGGTTTCCTGCGAGTTTCCCGTACACGCTGATCATTGACCAAGACCTTGTGACCGAGGAAATTGTTACGGTCACTGCGGCATCTGGTACTACGCTGACAGTTACTCGTGGCGTGGACGGCACGAGTGGCGTGTCTCACAGTGCCAGTGCCCCCGTGAATCACGGCGTTTCGGCCCGTGACTTCGATGAGCCTAATGCGCACGTTAACGACACGTCTACGGACGTTCACGGGCAGTACGTCCTAAAAGCCCTAGTTGACGCCAAGGGCGACCTCGTCACGGCGACCGCTGACAACACTCCCGCACGCCTCGCGGTCGGCTCGAATGGTCAGGTACTCGTCGCGGCATCTGGTGAGGCGACGGGCCTCATCTGGCAGGGTCCCGCGGAGGTGATCGGGATCGCGGTCTCCGATGAGGAGACCGCCCTGACCACGGGCACGGCTAAGGTCACGTTCCGGATGCCGTTCGCGATGACGCTGACGGCGGTACGGGCGTCCCTGTCCACGGCGTCTACGTCTGGCCTGCCTACGTTCGACATAAATGAGGGCGGGACGACGATCCTGTCTACGAAACTCACGATCGACGCGAATGAGAAGACCAGCACGACGGCTGCCACGGCGGCGGTGATTAGTGACACAGGTCTGGCTGACGATGCTGAGATCACGATAGACATCGACGTAGCAGGGACCGGGGCTAAGGGCGCCAAGGTTTACCTGATCGGGCGGCGTGCCTAATGTTCTTTATCAATCCGTTCATTTATGCCGGTGGTGGTGACTTCGAGTCCATCGCTACGGTGACGCTCAGTAGCTCGGCGTCTAGTCTGACATTCTCAGACATCCCCAGCGGCTATCAGCACCTCCAACTACGGCTAACGCTACTGGCTAGCACCGCGTCGGGTGGCGGCGCTCAGTATGGCTACCTCCGATTCAACTCTGACAGCGGCAATAACTACGCATGGCACAATATGTACGGCTCAGGGTCTGCCGTGTTCACGGAGAATGGCACCAGCGGCAATCGCATCCAACTTATCTACACCGACAGCGCGACCTATGTCTCTGCCGGAGTCGTTGACATTCTTGACTATGGCAGCACGTCAAAGAATAAGACGGTGCGGAGATTCACGGGTCGTGACTTCAACGGCAGCGGATACATCGACATTGGGTCAGGGCTTTGGATGAGCACTAATGCCGTGACATCGCTCTCCGTCACAGCGGCTACCAACTCATTCGGCCAATACTCCACCGCGGCGCTGTACGGGGTGAAGGCGCCATGACTCTAACGACACAATTGACGACGGGGGGCGATGATGCCTAGGACGTATGAGCCCATCGCCTCTCAGACGTTGGGCAGTAATGCGACCTCTGTGGAGTTCACCTCAATCAGCGGCAACTACACCGACCTTGTAGCCGTAGTGATGATTATTCCCCAGAACACGACGAATCCCGCCATGCTCGTACAGGTAGGTAATAGCACTCTGGACACGGGAAGCAACTACTCGCAGACAGGGCTCTACGGGTCGGGGTCAGCGGCAGCATCCAATCGTCTATCTTCACAGTCCAGCCTCACCTTTGCTAGAGAGTCAGGCATCGGCAACGCCACCACCACGGCCTTTACGGGCCTGTTCCATTTCATGTCCTACGCCAATACCAACGTGTTCAAGACGATCTTGGGCGCTAGTGGTGTGGCATCCAATGGGGTGAATCGTGAGGTGGGCTTGTGGCGTAGCACTAGCGCGATTGACCGGGTAAAGTTTTATGTGAGTGCTGGCGGGTTTGGCACTAATAGCGTGTTCAGCCTGTATGGGGTGAAGGCCGCATGACTTTAACCCATGAATTGCGAACGGGGGGCCGCTGATGCCGACGACGTGCAAGTTGATCGGCAAGGTAAGCCTGGGGTCCGCAGCAGCGACTATTGAATTCACCGACATCCCTGGCACCTTCACTGACCTGTTGTGGGTCCTGTCTTTGCGATCAGATGGGGCCGTGCGACAGGC